CGATGGTCCATACCAGGCGATTACGGGTGTCCAGCACGTTGAAGGCGGTGAGCATGCTGAACACCGCCGCGATGATCAGCACCCAGACATAGAGGCCGATCACCTGATCGATCAGCCAGAAGATCGCTGTCATCCCGCCACCCCTGAATCCACATCACATTGGCCCGCGTCGCGTTGTGTATGGCCCATGCCGGGGCCCGTCCAGCCGCACGCTCCACTCCGGTGCTTGACGTCGGCGGGACGGCGAGGAATAAGCCGCCCTCACGCGCCGGTTCCCAAGCCTGCGCGGCGATGGCTAAGGGGCTGTAGCTCAGTTGGGAGAGCGCGTCGTTCGCAATGACGAGGCCAGGGGTTCGATTCCCCTCAGCTCCACCACCATTCTTCTTAAGCGTATGTTTTAGCACAGCATTTCTCCTTAGAGTGGAAACCGGTTGCCGCCGGTTTCCACTCGCTGTTCACGTTCCGCGTCTGGACGGGCGTCCAAGGCGGGTGACGGCCGCCGCCGCCAAGTGCTTCTGATTCGCCTCCTTCGTGTATCTCTCCACCTCGCTCAGGGTCTGGTGACCCGTAATCGCGGCGATCTGGTGCGGCGTGCAGCCCGCCTCGGCAAGCCGCCTCGCGGCGGCCTTCCGCAACCCGTGCGGCGAAAGGCCCTGGCCCAGGCCGGCCTTCCCCGCACAGTCCACGAACCAGTTGTAGAAGCCGGTCGGGGTGAAAGGCTCGCCCGCCTGCGTCACAAGGAAGGCGAGATGGCCGCCCTCGTGGGCTGCGATGGCGGAGCGCAGGGCCGGGTGGAGGGGGATGGCTAGGCGAGTGCCCGTCTTGCCCTGCACCACCTCCACGCTGCCGTCCCGGACGTGCTGCGGCCCCATGCGGATCACGTCGCCGCGTCGCTGGCCGGTGTAGAGGAGGAGGGCGAGCGCCAAGCGGGCACGGGTGCCAAGCGGCCAGCGCGCCTCGAAGGCGGCGATATCGGCCTCGGTCCATGTTGCGTAGGGCTTTTTCGTGTAGCGGAGCCGCTTCACGTCGCGAGCTGGATTGTCCCGTCGCCAGCCCCGCTCGAAGGCGAACTGCAGCAGAAGCCGCAGCACGTTCAGTAGGGCGTTCGCCTGGGCAGGGGTGCTGCTGCGCGAATCGAGGATTGCTAGCAGGTGCCGAGGCTGCATGTCGGCCACCAGCTTCTTGCCATGCTCCGCGAGGAAGCCTTCCAGCAGGCGACGATAGGTGCGCTGGGACACAGGGGTGAGGCTGGTGAAGCGGTGCGATCCATACCAAGCACTTGCGACGGCGGACATGCTGCCGGCCGGGGCACGGTCGGCGCCAATTGCCGGCCGCTCCTGATCAAGAGCAGCCTGATAGGCGGCCATGAACTCCCGCGAGCCGGGCAGGCCGGGCAGCGCCACGCTGGGGAAGCCGAGACGGCGGAAGTAGTGGTATGGCCGCCCCTTCTTCTTCACGAGGTGGATGTAGCGGAGGTGAAGGTCGGTCATGGCACGTCCCACGTGTTAGGCGGGACAGTCTGTGCCGCGGACTGATCATCTATCCACGCATCTAGATCCTCCCGGCGCCACCTCTTCAGGCTTGCGTAACGGATCGCAGGCTTTGGGATACTTCCGTCGCTAACCCCTCGGTCGAACAGAGACATGGACATGTCGAGGTAGGCTGCCGCCTTCTCTCGTCTCATCAGGGCCGGCCAGTTGGGAAGTGCTGTTGTGCCCTTCATGCCGCGTCATCCTCCCCGGACGGCGCGGAAGGGCTCGAGGAGCGACACGGCCTGCGGCGGCAGGGTCAGCCCCTTTGCCTGTCGTACCTCGTCCTTGAAGGTGGTGAGTAGGCGCGGTGAGGGCTCGCCCACGATGGTGATCATGGCGCAGGCGCCTTCGCCGGACGCGGATTCCATCCCTCAATTTCGCGCACTTCGTCGGGGTCGAGGATGCCGGCCTCCACGGCAATCTTGTGAGACTGCCAGCGCGCCTCCGCGTCCCCCCGCAGCAGGTCCGACATGTCGATTTCGAGGATGACGTTCGGCTCGGCCGCGCTGAACACGCTGCGGCGGAACTCGGCCTCAATCTTCCGAGCCCAGGGCGCAAGGGTGAATTGAGCGAACCAGCGTGCGGCCTCGCGGCTGTTCGTGAAGGTGCCGTGTGAGAGGTCCTGCACGATCGGCGGCGGCACGCCGAAGACACGGCATATTTCCTCCACCGAGAACCGACGCGATGCCAGAGTCTCCGCGTCGGCCAGGGTGCTCGCTGCAGTCTCCCATTTCCACCCGCCCTCGAGCAGCACGGGACGGCCAGCGTTCATCGAGCCGGCATAAGAATCGATGATGGCCTGCGCGCGGACCCGATCCGGCTCCTTGAGATAGGTGGAGGCGGTAAACCAGCCGGACGGCTTAAGGCCGTTCCGCCACATGCTAGAAGACCAATCCTGCAAGGCCTGCGCGTTGCCGAGCGCCTCCCGGGCGCGGCTGATCCGGCTTCGGCCGATCAGGCCGTCATCGGTACGGTCACGAAGGTGGAAAACCTCCTCCGCGAAGTAGCGCCGCGTCACGCCGGTGTCCTGCACCACGTCATAGGCGATGCGGCCCGAGGTTAGGCGCATCATCTGCACCCTGCCCCATGGTAGCGGCCGCAAAGAGACAACGCGACCAGCGGCGTCATAGCCAATGGCGAATAGAGCATTCCCGTGGAGAAGTGTCTGAGGCATCCCCCATTCGACCAAGTCAGGCCAAGTCTGATCTTCGTTCGGACGCCGCAGGACGGCGGCGACAGGATGGGCAGGTAATTCCTCGCGCCCGTTCGGGGTGATCCGATAGACCCTGGGCGTGCAGCTCGCGAGGGTGCTGCTGATCGCATTCACACAGGCGAGGACCGTCGCCAAGTTCTCCGCCAGATGAGGGCTGACGTAGGCTCCGGAAGCGGTGCGGCCGGCACCGAATGCCGTGGCGAAGCCCGGCCATGACGCAACTGCCGAGGGTGTGCTGCGCGTCTCCGTGCGCCTCAGGAGGCGGGAGAGGAGGCCGGCCATCACAGTGTCTCCAAGAAGCGGCGACGGGCCAGCGTTTCGCCCTGCGCGGCACGGTTACGGGCCTCCACGGTGGTGCTGGCGTAGGCAGGGAACGCCTGCACTACGGACACTTCCATCAGCTCCACCGCGCGCAGCTCGCGGCGGTCGCGGGCAGGCCATGCCTCGTCCTTCACGAGGAAGCCGAACGACATGCCTCCGAGGTCGCGGCGCTCCGCTAGCGCCAAGATATCGCGGCCGAGGCTGGTATCCGGCACGTCCAGCTCGAAGCGCAGCCCCCGCGCATCTTCGGTGAGGCGTAGGGAGCCGGAGCCGGTACGGGCGAGCAACCGGCCAGGATCATGGTCCACCAGGGCGAGAATGTCGCCCCGGCTCGCCAGTGTCGCCCGAAAGGCGCCTGGGAGGATTGTCTCCGTGAAGGTGCCGATGCAAGCAGCCACGCCGAACACGGCGGCGTAGCCCTCCAGCCGGCGGCCGGCGGCACGCAACTCGGCAGCTGCGCGACGCTCCAGCTCCTCCGGGAAGCGCGCCGCCCCGATCACGCTTCAATGTCCGTGATGGAGGCGAAGGACTCCGGGTGACGCACGGCAATGTCCACCGTCATCATCGCCCTGATCTGGATGTTGCCCTTTGCATAGGCGCTGGACTCGAAAGGGTTCACCAGAATGTCCAGCTCGGACCACACTCCGATGATGAGGTCAGACCAATTGCCATAGATCACGGCGGAAAGGTCCGTGCCGTCGCCCTTCGTGAGATTGCTCGGCACGTTGTTGGAGACGGCAGGCATAAGGCCCTGGAACACCACCTGCACGCCTAGGGGATTGCCTTGGCCGTCTTTCAGCTTGGCGGCCGCGCGGCGTACTTTCGTGTTGGTCAGGAAGGCCATGGAACCACCGGTGGCGTCGGCGTCCTCCACCTCACCCATCAGGTCTGCCAGAGCGTCAATTAAGAAATTTCCGCCAGGCCCGCCGTCGGTGCCGATGACGACGCTTCCAATTCCGGGGGTGTAGAGGATGCCTCGCGGCTCAGCGCCCGTGCCGCTACCAGCAATGGCAGCTCGGTCCAGCACGCTCGCCAGCTCGGCAGCCATGTCGTTCCGGGCAAGCTGCTCCACGTCCGGGCTTGCCTGCATAATCATATTGCGCGACCACTCGGTAATGACGCCCGCATGTTTCGGCGTCAGCGTCACTCCATCGAACTCCATGTCAGAGTTTGGAAGCGGGGAGTTCTCTGCGACCCATCCCGCCACCACGCCGGCCTTCTTGCGCGGAATCGTGACGTTGCCGGTGAGGCCGGTGAGCATCGTGGCACCGAGGGCGCGCACCCGGTTCGCGTGGCGTAGCCGGTCAATGAAGAGGTCGGGCCGATGCTCCGTTGGAATCAGCGCGCCACCCGGCCCACTGACGGGCAGGGTGGAGGTAATGACACGCTGCTC